TTGCACCTCTGCGCCCATCTTTCCGACAAAGAGCCTGCGCTCGGCAGCGGTCTGGCACACGCCAATACAGATTCGATCGCTCACGTTCACGGGGTATGGAACTACGATCCGATTGAACTGGTGGTCTTCCAAAAAGAAGCTGCCAGTCGCCGCATCGAACCCGACAATCAAGCTCACTGCGGATCCAGTAGCTGTCCAGATGACCGAAGTGGTGATCTGATTCGGGATGAACCATAAGCCCACATGGAACACCCCCGGAATGCTCACGCCCCAGGAGATCCGGGTTGTGTCCTTGACCAGCACCCCGCTGCCGTACCGCCCGTCGCCATAGCTCACGCCAACGGCTTCACCGCCGCCCGGACTGCCGTACCCCGACAGCGCCCCGTTGAGGCGCCAGCCATAGAGCTCCCCGGCCTGCAGCGCATCCTCACGCGCCATCTGAAACCGGGCCTCAATGCTTTTGAGCGCACCGTCGTAGGTCCACTGCCGCTTGGCCGCATTGCTGCTCCAGACGTAGTTGGCCGTCGACCAAGTTTCCCGGTCGTCCAGCGTGGCCCCGATGCTGGCCAGCAGCGTGTTCTGCGCCCGGTAGCTGGTCGGTAGATTCACCTCGAACAGGTACTCGGCCTGCGCCACGCCACTGTCCATGCGCAGCACATCCAGGCTGTTGACAGACTCCACCGATGCGAAATGCTTTACCCCGGGAAACCGGGTGGCCTGCGCATCGATGGTGACCAGCAGATTGGCGTTCTGGGGCTGGGCCACCACGGTGGAGACGAAGGTGGCCTCGTCCGAGTAGATGCCGGGCGATGCGATCGCTTTGATCCAGAAATTGCGCTCACCGTCAAAACCCGAGGGCAACGTGAAGCTGCTGGACTTCACTTCGGCAATGAAAATCGACGTATCCCAGGCTGTGCCTTCGCGCAGCTCATAAGCCACCACCTCCGGCTCTGCATTAGGCAGCCAGCGAAACTCCAGCCGGTTAGCTGACTGCACCACATCAAACTGACGTACCGCAGCAGGTGCCAGTAGGGTCAGACGAAAGGTGGTGACGTGCTGGCTGTACTTGCCCGAGGTGTCGAAGGCCCGGATGAAGTAGTTGTATTGGCCAGATTCACTCTGGTCATGCACAAGCTGGGTGCCAGCGGTCTGTCCAACCAAAGTGCCAGCATCCCAGCCGGTGCCCACGCGAACCTCGTACCCAGCCAGATCGGCATCGGTGTTTGCGCTCCAACTGAGCATCAGATCAGTCGTGCGACGCACCACCACAAAGTCCTGCACATCATCGGGCGGCTGCAACTTGCCCAGGATGGCCTGACTCAGCGTGGCCGATGACCCAAGCTTGCCGGACACCCCAATGGCCCGCACGGTGAACACATAGTCCCCGGCCTCGGCGTTGCGGATCTCCAGATAGGTGGCCGAGACCCGGGGCAGCGTGACGGTGTTGCCACCATTGACCCGGTAGCTCACCTGGTACTCCAGGGCACCGAAGACTTGCTCCCAGCCCACCTGAATGAGCACAAGCGCCTGGTCCTTGACCCGGTACAGGCTCTCAGTGACCGTGAGACCCGCAGGAGCCAAGGGCGTGGTGGAGAGCACCGTGATGTCACGCGGCTGCAGTGCCAGCCCCCGCTCAATGGCGTCGTACTTGCTCGGGTTATGGGCCAGTGCCGTGACCTCATGGATGCCTGGCTCGCTCTCTGCGACCTGCACCACCCTGAACAGTTGCGTCTCCACTTGCGTGGAAGCCAGCACCCAGATAGCCCCCACCTGAGGTGCTGTGGAAAACGCACTGGTCACCCCGACCGTTCGGCCAGAGAGGGATCCGACTTGGCGTTCCTCCACCGCTCCCGTGGGCAGCAGCACAGAGATGCGCCACGAACCGGCGGGAAGGTCCTGGTCCAGCGTGACACTTACCGTGGTTGCCGCAGCGATGCGCCCACCCAAGCGCAAGCCACCCCGGCTGCTGTCTGCAACCTTGATGACATCGCCGGGACGAACAACAGCGCCTTCCAGCCCCGCGCGGAACGTGATGATTTCCGATTCAGACTGCTCGGAGTAGAGCAGCCACTTGCCCACCCGGTTGGCCTGGCCTCGAGAGGTGCAGCCCATGGCCACCACATCAGCCTGCACCACGCCATAACGTGCAATGCCTCCCATGTCCTCGACGTATTCCACCTTCTGGCGGTAGAAATCATCGGGGTCCACCCAGCTGACCAGAGCCACGGTGTGCCTAGCCTTGGCGGACGATCCTTGGTAGGCGAACTCGCCACCGATGACATTGGCAGCCGTGAACTGGTAGACGGGATCCTGGGGGGCATCCTGGGTGACGGTGATGGCATTGCCGGACCAATAAGCCATGCCCCGAAAGATCGAGGCCATGTCTTGCACCACCTTGTAGGCCTGCTCTCGGCTTTGCAAGTACAGGTTGCAGGTAAAGCGCGGCTCATAGCCGCCCAGCCCATTGGGGACAAGCTCGTCACAGTAGCGGGCCACCCGGTACAGCGCCCACTTGTCCACCTGCGACTCGGGAATGAAACTGCCCAGCCCGTAGCGTGTGTTTGTCACCAGGTCATAGAAACACCAGGCAGGGTTGTCCGTCCAGGCCACCTTGAAGGTTCCGTCCCAAACCCCGGCATACGAGCGGGTCTCGGGAAAGTAGTTCGAGGGAATCCGAACCCGCAGGAGCTTCAGGTCATAGCTGCGCCGAGGAATTGAGGTGAACTGAGAGGCATCTACCCGCAGTGCCATCAGGGCGCTGTTGGGGTAGCGCAGCTTGCTCTCGATGACCTCGGTATAGGACTCCAGAAACGTCTTGTTCTGCAGGCTGGTCTGCGTGGAGTCTGCTGTGATGCGGCGCAGGCGCACATCCCATGGACCGGTGCCAGTCAAAGGGATGTAGTAACTGCGCTGGTAGCGCGAGGTGGTCTTGCCGGACACCGTGTCGGCCAGAATCTGGACGTACCCGGCTCCGCGAGCCTGCACGTCGATCGCATAGCTGACCGAGGTTCCGTTGAGGTCCCCGTTGGTGGTGTCTTGCAGCGTCAGGGTCGGGATGCTGACCTTGATGCGCACGGCATCGACGTCCGGGTCGTTGATGGATCTCACCACCGGCTGACTGGTCTTGCACTCCACACCGACGGCCACCTCGTTTTCTACCGAAGAAAAGCCGGGGACATAGCTTTGCTGCTGGGTGCCGGGACGGGTTTCGAGCGTGACCCCCGTGAAGTTGTAGCTGCCATCCGGATTCTGGATCGGGGTGTCGTCGAGGTACACCGACTGCAGGCCAGAAGCCAGCCCTTCGATCTCCCCCTCGCAAACCAGGTCCACAACACGGGCATAGGCCTTGGAGCGCAGGCTGTCCGGCGCTTCCTGCGCCACACGTGCGCTGCCGCCTCCACCCTTGCCGCCACCGCCTGCGCCAATGATCAATCCAGACTCAGGGGTGTTCATACTGCGATCTCGTCCACATCAATTCCCGCGCTGATCACGGCAGAACCGACGATGAGGCGGCCGTAACCCACGGGTACGGGATGGCCCTGCGCCGTGGTGTTGACCGCCCCGTTGAAAACATAACTGGGCTGGTTCTCAGGTCGCTCGGACGGATCCTGCGCCTTGGCCGTTGGAGCAATTATCTGGGCCACACCACCCAAAATCATGGATGTGCCCACTGAATACAGGGTGGCCTGGGACAGGAAAGAGCCCGCTGCGGCCCAGCCCATCGGGTTCCACCATGACACCGCGATCAAGGCAGCGCCCAAGAGGATCTGCCCCAGACCGTTACCTCCTGCCCCGGATACGACCGGGGCGATAGTGATGCGCTGCTGGCCACTTGGCTCGTGCAACCGGTCCAGACTCAAGGCGTCACGCCCGGCCAGTACCCGGTAGCCCACCCCGCGCTCACCGGAGGCCTCCAGCTCCCGCTCGAATCCGGGAAAGTTGGCGCACAAGGCTCGCACGGCCTCAGCCGCTGAGGCCACCGCCATCCTGTGGCGTCGCCCGAAGAGCTTGCCCAGTTCACCGAGAAGAAGGATCGTGACCATGCAGAAGTTCGTGCAAGAGTTGGTGTCTTAAGGTATGGGTGGTGATCTTTTGCCAGTAGCCGCCATAGACATCGCGACTGGAAAGCCTGCCCTGCAGGTGGTGCAAGATGAGTCCGTCATCCAGGTAAATGGCAGCGTGATTCGGTACAGGGGATGCGACCTGCATCAGCAGGACATCGCCCGGGTTCATTTCAGAGGGTTTCACGACATAGAAACCTGCGCCAGCAAAGTTGTCCAGGTACAAGTTCCCGCCGTGCTTCCACCACTCGTCAAAGCGTGCGAAATCTGGCAAGTCGATGCCCCTCTCCTGGGCGAACCAGTCACGGATCAGCGAGTAGCAGTCGAGCACACCGTGCGACCATTCACGCCCGACCAGCGGTGCGGCATAGCCTTGCGGGTGCAGCTCGGTCCACTGACCGGCCGGAAAACTCGCGATGAACCAGGGCAACGCCGTGGCTTCACAGGCCACCCTGTCGGCCTGGCTGGGCTCCGGGCTCAAGTTAGGGTGAGAATGAAACACCCCCACGATCTCCCCGAGCTGGTCGGCGCGCACATAGTCTTCGGGGTGGATCACGAACTGGTCGGTTCCCACGCCGATGTTGCGGCACGGGACATAGGTCTCCCGCCCCTTGTGGATGACGAGCAAGCCACAAGCTTCGCGGGGAAATTCCCGTGCAGCATGGGCCAGCGCCAGCGTCTGATTGAACTCGAGCATCACCGGATCAATCCCGCTGCAGGAAACCCGCCAAAGGGCAGCTCGGCGTTCGCGCCAAAGCGCTGCTGACAGGACACCAAGCGTTTGCCACAGGCATCTTGCGTTCGGGAGCTCACGGTTTCATCGTTGGCGTTAAAGTACGCCGTGCCGGTGTAGCCGCATTCAGATCCCCGGTATTGCCAGGGACAGACGGTTTGCACGATCTGCCGTCTGGGCAGAGACACCCCTTCCAGATCAAAGGCAGCGGCCAGCTCAAACTCGACCACATCCCGGGTCTCACGGGACTTGCGGTCAATGAAATACACATCGTCGGCGAACTCAGCCGTGGCGTCCGCTGTCGGGTTGGCTCCTGAGGCGAAGTTCACCGCATCCAGGTATTTCAGGAGCGTGCGCTTGCTGGTGACTTTGGCTCCCACCAGATCCTGGTAGGACAAGATGAGCGCGGTGATGCTGCCCGTGACATTGGCCACCTTCAGCTTGGGGCGCGGCACCTGACCGTTGCCGTTGAACTCGAAGCCCTCGGCTTGAATGGGAAACGGCTCGTAGGTATTGCCCTGCCAGACCACCTGACGGCGCAGCTCATTGGTGCCCGCGTGAAACCGCACCACCCCCTCGTTGAAGAGCGACAGGTCCAGCACAAAGAGCTCAATGACCGCACTTGGGGCCAGCTTCTGAATTTCTGAGGTGATCGCTTGGCTGGTCATGACAGATCAAACACCTGCCGGAAGGTGGCGTGGATGTTTTCCAAATTGGGTTCTTCGATGCTGCGGCTCCATTCCTCACAGAGGAACTTGCCCACAAT